GGCGGTGATCCTGGTGAATGGTCCGCGCGCAAGGCTCAGATGCTCGCGCGCGAGTACAAGGCCAAGGGCGGGGGCTACACGTCATGAAGCCTTCTCAAAAATCCCTCAAGGATTGGACCGCACAGGACTGGAAAACCTCTGACGGCAAGCCCAGCAAAGGCAAGAAGCGCTACTTGCCGGCTGCAGCCTGGAGTGCACTGAGCCCGGCTGAAAAGGCCGCCACTAATCGGGCGAAATCCAAGGGCAACGCCAAGGGCAAGCAGTTTGTCGCCCAGCCCAAGAAGATTGCCAAGAAAACCGCGAGTTACAGGTAAATCATGGCACTGCTGCGACTTTTTCTCAAGCCGGGGGTGGACAAACAGAACACCGAATACGGCGCGGAAGGCGGCTGGGTGGACTCGGACTACGTCCGCTTTCGCTATGGTCTGCCCGAGAAGATGGGCGGCTGGACCAACTTCAACAACACCGAAGCGTATTTCATCGGATACACCAGCGAGGTCTTCACCTGGACTTCGCTTGATGGCTCGCCGCGCGCGGCCCTGGGCACCAACCGCAAGCTCTACGTGTTCTACGGCGGCTCGTGGGCCGACGTCACCCCCATTCGAGACACTGCCACTGGCGTGACGTTTAACACCACCAACGGCAGCACGAATGTCGTGGTCAACGATCCGTCGCATGGGGCCATCACTGGCGACTTCGTGACCTTCTCCAGCGTCACGGGCGACCCTGGCGGCATCCCCAATGCGGACCTGACCAACGAATTTGAGATTGTGGAGGTCCTGAGCGCCAGCACCTACCGTATCACCTCGCCTACGCAGGCCACCAGCACGGCAACCGGGGCGGGCACGGCAACGGCGGCCTACCAGATTAACGTCGGCTCGGACCAGGGCTATGTGGACTTTGGCTGGGGCACGGGCACCTGGGGCTTCTTTACCTGGGGCACGCCTCGCCCACCGTCTGCCGGCCTGCAGCTCAACCCTCGGGTGTGGCAGTTTGACACCTATGGCGAGAACCTGATCGCGCAGGTGGTTGACGGCGGCATCTACGAGTGGCTGCCCAGCGGGGGCCTTGGAACACGGGCCGTGGCCATTTCAGGCGCGCCCACCAAGAGCAAGTTTGCGCTGGTCTCCACGCCTGACAGGCACCTGATCTGTTTTGGCACGGAGAACGTGCTGGGCACCCCGTCTTCTCTGGACCCGATGTTCGTGCGGTTTTCTGACCAGGAGAACATCACGGAGTTCGTGGCCACGGCCACCAACACGGCGGGCGGCCAGCGCCTGACGGACGGCAACACGATCGTCACGGCTGTGCGCTCGCGCGGTCAGATTCTGATCTGGACGGACACTTCCTTGCATGGCCAGCAGTACCTGGGGCCGCCGTATACCTTCGGCTTTCAACAGCTGGGGGCCAACTGCGGCTGCATTGGCCCGCATGCGGCGGCGGATGTTAACGGCGTGGCCTTTTGGATGGGCCGTGATGCGTTCTTCATGTTCGACGGTACGGTCAAGAAGATTCCTTGCACGGTGCAGGACTATGTGTTCAAGGACCTCAACCTGATCCAGAGCTACCAGGTGAACGTGGGCATCAACACCCAGTTCAACGAGGTGACCTGGTGGTACTGTTCGTTCACGAGCGACCACATTGACCGCTTTGTGAGCTACAACTACCTGGAAAACGTCTGGTCGATTGGCACGATGGCGCGCACGTCTTGGGTGGACATGAACACGTTCACCAAGCCGATTGCTTCGGCTTATTTGCCCAACGGCACTCAGACGCCAACCTACGGTAACCCGATCTATGGCCTGACCGCAGGTCGCAGCCGTCTGTACAACCAGGAGGACGGGGTCAACGCGGTGGATCAGCCTATTGAGGCGAACATTGTCTCGGGCTACTTTGACATTGGCGATGGCGACCAGATGCTGTTCATGAAGCGGTTCATTCCGGACTTCAAGAACCAGGTGGGCAACCTGACGGTGCGGCTGTTGTTGCGGCCTTTCCCGCAGGCCACGGCCAGCCCCAGCTCGCTGGACCCGTATGTGATTGCTCCGAACACGCAGAAGGTCGACACGCGGGCGCGCGGGCGACAGATTCAGTTGCGCATTGAGAGCGATGCGCTGAACAGCAACTGGCGCTTTGGCACGATGCGCGTTGACATCCAACCTGATGGCTTGAGATGAGCAAGATCAACAACGTCCGTCTGCCCAATGCGATCGCGCAAGGCTACAGCCCGGAGCAGTTCAACCAGCTGGTGCGCTCGCTTGAGCAGATTGTTCTGCAGCTCAACACCACCTACACGCCCGTCACCAGCGAGAACACTGCTGGCGCTGCAACGTGGATGGCCATGGGCAGCGGAGCGGGAGGCGGGTTTGCTGGTGGTATCCGTGGGTTCCAGAACAGCAACGGAATCATCCTGCCCCAGGCGATGATGATCTCGGACCAGGACCAGACAAACGCCAGCATCACAGCGGAGAACCTGCTCACCTTTGCCCCAGCGTTTTCCAACGGCATCTCCGTGGAAAGCGGCTCACGGATCAAGGTTCCTTGCGCTGGCCAGTATCTGGTGACGTTCACCTTGCAGGTGACAAACCGCACCAATACAGCAGGTGAGTTTGAAGTGTGGGCCAAGGACACCGGGGTCAACTACCCGTTGAGCAACACCCGCTTTGACATACCTGCGCGTAAGAGCGCCAGTATTTGGTCTCATGTGGTCCCAGCAATTACTGGTATTTTCACTGTAAACGACCCCACCAACAGTTATTTGGAGATTGCCTGGTGGTCAGATAACCTCGGCATCTACTTGGAGCATTACGCCGCTGGCACAAGCCCCACGCGCCCCGCCATTCCGTCAGTGATCCTTACCATCAACTTTGTATCGGCGAACTGACCATGGCAAACAAGTACCTTCGGAAATTCCTGACCCCGGCCGCTGCGACTGAAACCACGATCTACACCGTGCCGGCCGCCAATACGGCGGTGCTGTCCTCCTTGCGGGTGACCAACAGGAACGCCTCCACCACAGCTTTGACGGTCAACGTCTACCCGCTTGGCGCAGCCACCGCGTACTGCTTGTTGAAGGTCTATTCGCTGCCCACGAACCAGACCATGGACATTTTTAGCGGCGTGCCTTGTGTACTGGAGGCGACCGACGTGATTAAAGTCCTCAGTTCAGTGGCGACAGTGGACTTTTACCTGTCCTATTTAGAAGCGGACAGGTCGTAATGGGTGGACAGAAGTTGAGAATTTAATGGATAATCTTGCCATCAACGCGTCCTTTCCCGGCGCGCGGCCCCTGAGGCCTTTAGCATAAATTGGAAAGGACCACCATGGCTACTGAAGGCATCATGTCCCTGCCCGCTGGGCTTGGCATGCAGGGCGAACTGGACGCCCAACCCGCTGTCCCCACTGTCACGAGCGCTGACTCCTACGATGCCGCCAGCATCGCGCTGGGCAATCTCGACCCCCAGGCTCAGGCCGCTGCCAAGCAGGCCATTCGGGAGGCCATCGGTGAGCTGCAGCTGACGCCTGAGCAGCTGGACCTGATGATTCAGGTCTTCGAATACGTCAGCAACAACCCCGCCGAATACGAAAACCTGGTCCAGACGCTGGTCCAGGAGGGCATCGCCGATCCGGGCGACTTCCCGGAGCAATACGATCCCCAGTTCATTGGCATGCTGCTGATGGTCCTCAACGAGATGAGGATGATGCAGAGCCAGGGGGCCATGGAGCCCATGCAAGCCGGTCCGGCTATGGAAGGCCTGGAGCCCATGGCCATGGCCGAAGGCGGTCTGGCTGACGTGGCGGCATACCTGGCTTCCCAAGGCCGCAATGGCGACACCATGCTGGCCCACATCACGCCTGAAGAGGCAGCGCTACTCAAGCGGCGCGGCGGCTCGGGCACGATCAACCCCGTCACCGGCCTGCCGGAGTTCTTCATCAAAAAGGTCTTCAAAGCGGTCAAGAGCGTCGTCAAGGGCGTCGTCAACGTCGTCAAGAAGGCCATGCAAAGCCCGGTCGGGCGCATCCTGGGCACCATTGCGTTGGCCACGGTCCTCGGACCAGCAGGCGTGGGCCTCTCGATGGGCACTGCAGCAGGCCTGGCCAGCGCGGGCACGACGCTGCTGGGCGGCGGCTCTGTCAAGGACGCCCTGATCTCTGGTGCCATGGGCTACTTCGGTGGCGGCGGCACGGCCTTTGGCGTCAATCCTGTCGCGTCCATCGGACAGTATCTGCCTGGTGCGGCCGGCAGCGCGCTCAACACGGGCCTGACCACGGGCCTGATTGGCGCAGGTGTCGGCAAGCTAAGTGGCATGAGCACGGCGGACGCCCTGAAAATGGGTCTGACGTCCGGAGCAACCGCAGCGGCCTTGACTGGACTCAAGGGCACGGGCTTTGATCAGACCCCCGAACAGCGGGCCGCTCGCGACGCAGCGTTTAGAGATGCGCAGGCGGCGGCGGGCGGGCCCGGTGGCGTTGCTCCTGGAGGCGTGGGCACTGCCCAGAACATGCTCGCATCGGGCGGCACCTTCACGCCCGGGCCCGGCATGGACGCAGCGTCTTTGGCAGAGTACTACCGTCAGATCGGCATCAATCCCGCGTCGATCTCTCCCACGTTGCCGGGCACGACCCCGACCAATCTGCAAATCGAGCAGGGCATCTTGGGTCTTCCAGGCACCCCGGCAGCGGCTGCGGTTCCCCCTCCCGCAATTGCTCCGGCCGCCACTGCAGCCGCCGCGCCCACGGGCGGCACGTTCACACCTGGCCCCGGCATGGATGCGGCATCCATGGCAAATTACTACCGCCAGATCGGTATTAACCCTGAGTCGGTGTCGTCGGCACTGCCTGGCACTTCCCCGACCAATATCCAGATCGAGCGCAGCGCCCTGGGCATGACGGGTCCGGCAGACACTGCTCGCCAGTTCCTGCGCGAGCCTCTGAACGTGGCCAAGGACTTCTACAACACCAACCTGTCGCCCAGCCGACCGGGGCTGCCTGCTGACGCGGGCATCTTCACCAAGTACGGTCCGCTCGTTGCGGCCGGAACAGCGGCTACGGGCCTACTAGGTGGATTCAAAGGGGCACCGGCTGATCCAAACCCGTTGTTCCAGCGCACCTACACGGGCGTGGATTACCTGCGAGACAACCCCAACCGCTTCCAAGGCGGTCTGGATTTCAGCTACTCGACGCCGACGACGCCCGCCAATCCGGTGGTGCAGACCAACTTTGCGCAACCCATCCCGCTTGGCCAGCCGACGCAGGTCGTGCCCATGGGCGCAACGATGTCCCCTGGCGGCGTGGCGCAGCCCTACAACGTCTCGGGCCTGTACGGCATCCCGCTGGTCTACCCGGTCAACCGTGCCAAGGGCGGCGAGATGTCGATGACGGAATTCCCGCGCAAGACGGGCCCGATCAACGGTCCTGGCACGGGCACGTCCGACTCCATCCCGGCCATGCTGTCGGATGGCGAGTTCGTCTTCACCGCCAAAGCCGTGCGCAGCGCCGGTGGCGGAAGTCGTCGCAAGGGTGCGGCGCGCATGTACAAGCTCATGAAAAAACTTGAAGGCGGCGCAGTCAAGGGGCAATAAATGGCAACCGAAACCACCCAACAAATTGTCCGGGAAGCCCCGGAGATTGAGGCATACAAGCTCAAGCTGCTTGAAGAAGCACAGCGCCTGGCCTTCAACACGGGCGCGCAGCAGCCCCTGTCTCAACAGCTGCCCGCCTACCAAGTCGCAGGCTTTACCGCACCGCAGCAAGCGGCCATGGAAGCGGCCAGCAGGACGGGAGTCGGGGCCTTTACCCCGTACCTGACCGCCGCCAACCAGGCCCTGGGTTCGGCGTATAGCACCACGGGAGAAGCAGCCGACATGATGCGCGCTGCCGATACCCGCCGGCAGTTCATGGACGCACAGGCCGCCATGAGCCAGGCTGGGCAAGCCACTGGCAACATCAGCGCGGGCATCGGCCAGATCAACCAGGGCCTGGGCGCTGTTGACCTGGCATCGCAGTATGCACAGCGC